TGCTAACAGCGTATATGTGAAATACGATATTAAGGTTTATATTTAATTTTAAAGTTTCTGCTATGCGTACTTAACATATACGCAAAACGTTATTCTGCCACAATCTCAAATGCCGTATCGATTACCAACTGATGCTTTGCAGGGAGATACTTGCTGTCATTTTTCAGCGCATCAAAAATCGTCTTGCGGCTAACCTTCCCTGCCAGTTGTTTGACCAGCATCTCGGTGTCGCCCTTCGCCCGATGCTTGATGAAGTGTTTTTGCTTTTGCGCGTAGGTCATAATGCTTCAATCTCCTTTTTTACTTGTTGCCAATAATAAAATTCTGTATATTCTGTCAATTCATTATTATTGAATTTACTATAAATGATTTTGTGTGAGTCTGAAAGTTTTAATACTTCATCAACTGCAATCAATGCGCATTCTTTGGCATGAAAAACATTTGTATAATATCCATCACCTCTTTCTTCTGTCCTAATTGCATAACAAAATTTATTAAACAATTCCTTTGCTTTATCTTTCGGTGTCATAATTCTTCTATCAATCGTTTTAAATACCATTCTGCCTTTTCCAAATCCGTTTTGCCTCCCTTGTTTTCGTACCTCCAAAGGTACTTAATCACATTACCCCTGAGATAGCCTTGAAATTGTTGCTCAGTCATTGCGGCTTTGATTGCTTCGATGCACTCAATGGGCGTGTCTTTGTAGTGGGCAGGGTTAACCAAGTCCTTTGTGGGGGCTTTCCAATCAAAGTTGCTCATCAGAAGGGTAAATCAAGATTGTCAAAATTTGAACTTGGTTTCGTTTCGCTAACCTCTTTGTTAGTTACATTTTTGTAAGCCTTCGCACCGCCAACATAGGTAGTGGGCTTCTTCGCCTCTCGTTCTTCTTTGCTTTGGCTCAGGGCGATGTAGTGGGTTTCCCCAAATTTGCCCTCAGATTTGCGTTCGCTGCAAATGAGTTTGATGTACTTTTTGCCATTTTTGGCGGTGGTGATTGCCTCGCTGGGCAGGTCGGATAAACAAATGTCGAGTATTAACATGGTGCAAATATAGTTTTTTTTACTTTAATTTCAAAATCAACGCCTCATTTATTTGGTTAAACTTTCGGCAATATTCCCGTTCCACATGGCAAAGGTCGTCAACTTTTCGGCAGGCGTGGATAACGGTGCTGTGGTCTCGCTGCGCTATGTTGGCAATTTTTGTCAAACTCAGGCCGCTGTATTGATACATCAGTTTAAACCATATATGCCTCAGGTTTACAACTTCGCCCTTTCTTGACCTTGATGCTATCATCGTGGGTAAAAAGTACGGGAAAACGCCCCCGATAGCCTCTTCGATTAACTCTTGCATTGAAGGTTGTGGGTTCTTTTCACCCAGCATTGTTTTGAGATAGTCGATATCCCGGTGCATTGCCTCAATGCAAAGTTTCAATTCGTCCACTTCTTCGTTCTTACGGCTGTAACGGGCAGCCATTGTTTGCCAATACTTCACCTCTTTTTTTAGGCGGTAAATCGTGGCAGTTTGGTTTTCATTTATTGTGTTCATACATATAGTCCGGTTGGTATGTGATAATTGAATTCGCACATTCCGACTTCACCCCAGTGCGAGAACTTAACCTTCTGCACATGGATTTCGACCGTGTTGTTTTTAAAATTCCGATAAACGGTTATGCCATTGTCGGTCTTGTTAAAGAAATTGGCACTCCCTGCGATGTCGTAAAGTGTCGGTATGTGGTAACTGCTATCTTCATTTTTTTGGATTTTGCGTGGGTGCGCCACGAGAAAGCAATGCACATTGTATTTCTCGCAAAAGTTCACAATCTTATCAAGGCTTTGCCCGATGTATTTAGTTTCGCTTTCGGTATATTGGTGTTCTAATTTGTTCCAAGCATCTATCACAAACCAATCAATGTTGTGGCGGTTTTTGAGTTCGGCAACCTTGGCGAAGATGCTGTCAAGTGTGTTGTCCTTTTCGGGCTTTATGAAAAAAATGTGCTTTTCTAATTCAATAACAGCGTCAAATACTTCCTCTTGGCTCATGCGGTCTCTGCCCATAAAAGGCCGTTGGGTAATCTTTCGCATCAGTTTGCTAATATGCAGTTCAGTCGGTCGGTTTTCGGGGCTGTAAAACCCACCTTTCCAGCCGTGTTTAATCATTAACTTCATCAGCACGAAATCCAAGAAGTCTGATTTGCCGTGGCCGGGTACGCCCGTAATCGTGGTTAAATATCCTTTGTGAAATGACAGCATTTTATCAAACTTGTCAACCCCGGTTTTCGCCCCGGCAGGCAGGCCGAAGTTGTAAAGGTTTTCGATTTCGGTCAAAAAGTCCGTAACCTTGAACACCCCCAGCATCGGGAACTCCGTGAAATTGTGGCTGGCTTCGCGCAGTGCAATCGCACCATTCAGCAGCAGGTATTCGTTGGCATCTTTGCACTCGGGATATACGATGTAATTACATTTGTCCTTGCCGAACCTGTCCGCAATCGCATTGCGTAGGTCAATGCCGGGTGCATCGTTATCAACTGCAATGTGTATTTTTTCGATGTGGTCAAAGCCGGGCATGAAGCGGTCGAAAAAAGTGAGGTTCGGTTGCGCGCCGTTTGGCACACTGATTACATTCTCAATCCCGGCTTCAATCAATGCGAGTGCATCCATTTCGCCCTCCACAATCCAAACCTCGGTAGCGTTGGTAAGGCAGTCGATGTTGTACGGAATAAGTTCTGCGCCTTTGTGCATCTTAAAATGTTTTGCGCCATCCCGGTACTTCACATTCTTTAACTGCCCAGACTCGAAGTAATTAAAACAGATGCAGTTTACTTCCTTGTTGAGCTGTGGCATGAATTCAATTTGCTCACTGATCTGCATTTTATTCAGTGTGGCAGCGGTGATCCGGCGGCCTTCAAACCATTTTAAAACCTTGTCGCTTAGTGCTGTGTTGTTTTGCCAAACGGGAACTTCATATTTGACTACCTCGGGGCGGTCAATAATTCCACCCTTCCACCCGCAATGATGACATATCCAAGCCTTTTTGTCAAGGTTAACGGATAGGCATCGGTCGGTTTTCTTTTTCCGGGTGTGGCTGCACTGAGGGCAAAGGGTTTGAACTTCACCTGCCGTTTTACCGGGTGGAATTTCGATATTGTAAAATGAATATACTGCCATTACATTACTAATCTACGCCTATGTTCGGGAATGAGTCCAGTCTTTGGTTCTTTTTGCAGCCAATTACGAGCAGTTAGGTACAGCGACTTGTATGTTTTATTCTGCGCATAGTTTTCTATTCTGCTCAAAATATTGTCTACCTGCTCAGGTAACCAACCTTCTGCCACGAGTTTATCAAATTCCGGCTGTGTAATTTTCAAATGGTCAAACTGCCTATATATATTTTCTTCATTCTTTTCATTCTTATTATTCTTATAATTCTTGTTTGTTGTCAGTTGTTTGTCAGTTGTTTGTCGTTTGTTTGTCGGTTGTGTGCCGTTTTGTTTGTCGTTTTCTTCTTCAACAACTTGATAACATTCATATTTACAAAGAGTTATAAGGGTAAATTTGTTTGTCGTTTTTACCTCAATTTCGCCAGTGTTTTGAAACTTTTTTAACAAAGTTCTGATTGAACGCTGTGAGATGCCCGTGTTTGCTGATAAGTTGGCTATTGATGTAATCAACTGGCCGCGCTTTACTTCATGCCCTTGCCACATTTTGTCTGCATGATTTGCTTTGAGCAAAACATAAATAAAGAGGTGTACGCATTCGGAATTACCGAACCACTGCCATTCAATAAATTTGCGATGTATTTTAACCCAGCCTGCCATGTCGTTGTAAAATGTGTTTGTACCTGATGACCTGCAAATCTAATGAAAGCCGTTTCATTCTGTATGCCTCTTTCGGCATAGGGTTAATTTGTTGCCGTACTTCGAGCTGACCAATTTCGGCAGCGAGTACTTGAAGACACCTTTCGCAGATGTCGGTTGGAATGTGTTTTAATTGTTGCATAAAAAAAACACCCACACTTTCAAGAGTTGACCCCGGCTGGAAGTTTGCCGCCTCTTTACTTGCGTGGGTGTTTTGATTTATCGTTTTCATTACTTCCAAATTTCGGCAGGGGAGTCAATCCTGATGTTCCGATGTGCAATTATACAATGAATTTTTTAATAACGCAAATTTATTTTATCCCTACGACGGTAATTGTAAATCTGCTCAATCAATGTTATATATTGTGCTGAACTTGGGCAGTCAATCAATGCAGTTGGTTGTAATCGCAATTTTTGAATAAACTCTGTAAACTCAAATTGTGGCTTTTGAAATAGTTGAAGCATAGCAAAAACAAAATATGCCCTACGATAACCAGCATAAAGAGGTTCCAATAGCATTATATTGTCTGCCATTTCAATTGCCTTTTTCCAGTTATTGATTTTGAAATTACCGTTGTAAAAATTCTTAATATCTGAACCGTGTGCATTACAATTAATAGCTGAAAGCATTGGCATACAGACATTGTGCGGAAATTCATATTTCTTTTTAAAAATCTTGTACTTGATGTAATCAGGATATCCAAGTTTGTAATACCCTTCAAGATAGTCATCTGCATTCCAAGTCTTTTGGGTAGCATTTAAAATGTGTACCTCCGGCAATCCGTACTCTTCACAAATGATGTAATGCAATGGCAATTCAAGTTCTCTGATAACTTCAAAGCGGTGCTGTCCATCAATGATTTCATAGTTTTCATTTACCAAAATTGTGGTAAACAAATACTTTTCAGACATTGACTTTCGCAGTCGGTTAAGGTGCAACAGGTTAAGATTTCTGTTGCCATCAATTGATTTGAAAAGGAAGTAATCCTCTGTGGTGTGAACTTGCATAGATGCAGCGGTTCTGGTTTTTGAATTAAACATATATTTATTTATTTGGGTTTTCAGTTTGATATTGCCATTCTTCGTTCAGCCGCCTTACTTCCATTTCCAAAGCCCATTGCCAACCCGTTTCCCATTGGTCATGTTCGTTGCTGCCCGGATAATACGGGTTTAACCCTGAATGTTCGCCCTGCGAGAATAACCGCTGGGCTTCGTGTCCTTCCATTTCGTGTGTCATAGTGCTGCAAATGTAGTGTATAAATTTATATTGTGCAAACTTTCTGAATAATTTTTTAAAAAAAGTTAGAAATAATCGACAAAACTTTGTGAGTGCAAAAGCACACGGCCATATATTTAAAACATTTCGGGTATGACAAGTCCGATTTTATCCCCTGCGAGTGCTGTGGAAGTAAGGCCGTAGACATTCACCACATCAAACCCCGTGGCATGGGTGGCAGTAAGTTTGCCGACCGCATAGAAAATCTAATGGCATTGTGCCGGATTTGCCACACCAAATATGGCGACAATAAACAATGGCTCGAATACCTGCAACAGCGACACCAATTAAAACTTGACAAGGGATGACATTCTGCAAGACCTCGCCCGAGCCAGTTGGTTACGGGAAGCCTGCCAAAACATCGGGGGTGACCTTGCCGACGACCTTTATCAAGAATTTTGGGTGGTCATTTGTTCCAAGTCGGATGAAGAAATCTGCAAAATTCATGCAGACGCGTTTCTCAAATGGTGGGCTATCCGCATTTTGGTTCGGCTTTACCACGGCAATGGTAAACAAAGATTTTACCGGGACTTCCGTAAGCCCAGCGAAACCCTGCCCGAAGAAATAGAAGGCGAAGATGATGAATACAACGAGGACGAATATCAGAGGCAACTGGGCGCACTCAACACCGCAAACGATATGTATTCCCGAGTGGCACACGACCATGACCGGAGTGATTGGTATGTGGGTGTCTTGTGGGAACAATATGCCAAAGTCCGGAGCATTAAGCAGGTCGCCCGTGATAGCAAAATCAATTTCAGAGAAATCCAAAAAATAATACAGGCAATGAAAGACGAAATCAGGAGGCAATATGACAGACATAATAAGTAAATCAATTCTGCTGGCATCGCTTGCCGTGTTGGCCAGCCGCTACTTCTTTCCCCCTATCATTTCATTTTTGACCGGAAGGAATAGTTATCACCGCAAATCCGTCAAACCATTTGAATGCGCCTTTTGTTTGGCCTTTCACATAACAATTATTTATTATTCATATCGGGGTGAAATGTGGGGTGTAGTTGCTGCATCTTTTGCAGGTATCGTGGCAGCGTTAATTGACAAAAAACTATGACATTGAAAGAGCAACTATTTCCACATTTGCAGCAGTTGCACCGGACTGGCACAATGCAACTACCTCCCGACCTTGCGGACGCGGTTGCCAGGGAATATGAAAAGCGAAAGGGGCGCAGGTTGCCACCTTGCCAAACTTGTTTAACCGATTTTATTAAGGAGATATGCAGAGAGTAAAACACAGCGGAAACGCAGGCGACCTGATTTATTCGTTGCCAGCAATGCGACAAATAGGAGATGACATTGAACTGGTTTTAGTTCCAAATGTTCCATTGCAAGCGGTTTCAAACCACCCAAACAACGGGGTTCAGTTGACTTACAAAATGTGCGATATGCTCCGGCCATTGTTATTCGCAACCGGGTTTATTAAGTCAATTCAGATCACTGAGCAACCCGGGCAGGTTGATTATGACTTCGACACATTCCGAAAGTTCCACAATTACACCGGGCATATATCGCAATGGTACTTCCACACATACCCCCGGTTAACTTGCGACCTATCCCAGCCGATTGACATTGCGGTCAAACCAAAAACAACCCGGCCTATTGTAATTAACCGGACAGCCCGGTATCACAACCCGACCTTTGATTATATGGTTTTGAAACCCTATGCGGATAAGATGACATTCGTAGGGCTGCCCGAAGAATTTAGGGTATTGTCGGCCAAACTTCCCGGCATGACTTATACCGAGGTGCAGGACTTCGCAGAGTTGGCCGCAGTAATTAAGGGCAGTGAGTTGTTTGTTGGCAACCAGTCAATGGCCTATGCGATTGCCGAAATCATAAAGCACCCACGGATAGTTGAAGTCTGCCCGTACGCCAATAATGTAATCCCGACCGGGGCGAACGGATATGGGGCGTTTACATTGGTTAACCTCATTCAAATAATGAAATACAAATATGGCTAAACAATTTTTAAAAGACTGGCCGACCGAGTTATATTTTACTAAAGGGGGAGTAAAGTATCATAAAGACCAATTCGGCACACTACACAGCAAGTCAATCGACCAGACCGATATGGTTGGCGGTGAAAAACAAGAAGAACGCAACAGCGAAGAACTGAACGCTACCCGGCTTGAACGCATCAAAGCAATCACCCCGAGCAATCGGTATGTTTTAGACTATGGGTGCGGTCGTGGACAATTTTTGTCCTATCTCAGGCAGAAAGGTGTTAAGTCAAACGGATATGACCCGTACAACCCCGAGTTCAACTTCCTGTATAATGTGAAATACGATTGCGTTACAATGATTGAAGTCGTTGAACATTTGTCATACCCGTTCCCGGAGTTGTCTGGGGTACATTTACTATTGAAAGAGGGTGGCAAAGTAATGATTGAAACTTCATTTGCAGATTGGCTAACGAAGGACGATGCTTACATCGACCCGAAGGTTGGTCATTGTACAATATGGAGTCATGCAGGGCTTGACCACTTCATGCAGTTGGCAGGGTTCAAAGTAGGCAACCACATCAACCGAAATGTAAGGATATACGAAAAATGATAACTTGGGTAGATATTAAACGGGTCATGCCAAACCCAAATAACCCCCGTGCGATACGGGATGCAAGGTTTGAAAAGTTAAAGCAGTCAATTATTGACTTTCCTGAAATGCTGGAAAAGCGGCCTTTGGTTTGCTATACCGAAGGAGAACATTATATCGTTCTGGGTGGCAATATGCGACTGAAAGCATTGTCGGATATTGGTGCAAAAGAGATACCAATTATTTTGGCAGACGAATGGACAGAGGAACAACGGGCGCAGTTTCTGATTAAGGACAACGTGGGTTTCGGTGAATGGGATTGGAACGCACTTGCAAACGAATGGGATGCAGATAAGTTAACCGAGTGGGGTTTAGATGTTCCTATTTTTGAACCTGAACCATCAATGGAAGATTTAATCGGGGATGCGAAAAATAAACCTGCTACAATGAAAATCACTTTTTCAAGTCCAGAAGATTTGCAAGAAGCTGAAATTGATATACAAGAACTTTTGGACAGAAAATATCCAAAGTCATATTTTTCTGTAAGTTTTGGTGAAATATGAGATTGGAAAAAGCATCCTCAAAAGCTGTAAAATATGCTTGTTTAAACTTTCATTATGCAAAAGTTTGTCCGGTTGTTGGGATAGCATTTTCTGTTTTTAATAATAAAAATGAATGGTGTGGAGTTATAACATTTGGTTATGGTGCGTCAGCAAATATGGGAAAACCTTATAAATTATCTCATGGTCAATTTTTAGAATTAACAAGAATGGCTTTAAATGGTAAACAGGAAAGTACAAGTAAAGCAATGTCAATAGCTATGAAATTGATAAAAAAATTATGCCCTACGGTAAAACTTTTAATATCATACGCAGATAAAGGTCAAAATCATAAAGGAATAATTTATCAAGCGACTAACTGGTATTTAGTAGATGATACAGAGTCAAGCGGATATGAAGTATGGTATAAAGGAAAATGGGTACATGATAGAGGACCAAACACTTTGCCAAAGGAACAAAGGGAAAAATTAACATATAGAAAAAAAAGTGGTAAATATAAATATCTTTATCCATTAAATAAAGATTTAATATCGATGTGTAAATCTATTTCTAAACCTTATCCCAAAAAAATATCCCCTATAAAAGGGGATATTTTGAGCGGTGAGGTAGGTTCGAACTCCAATTCTAAACTGGATGTTTAGCGTGTTACCAATTACACTATCACCGCTTATATGCCACAAAGATACACAAAAATAAATTAGAAACAAATTAGAAAAATGGCAAACGAACAAAATCTTATACCAGCCAAAAAAGGTGAAGTAAGAAACCCCAACGGGCGACCAAAAAAGTATGTAACTCTTCTCAAAGAGCAGGGCTACAAGTTAGCCGAAATAAACGACACCATTCAGGCGATGCTATCAATGGACTTGGACGAACTGAAAGAGGTGTGGCAAAACCCCAAGGCAACGATATTGGAAAAGACGATTGCCAACGCCATGCGGAAGTCATTGGAGAAGGGCAGCCTTTATTCGATTGAAACCTTGTTGAGCAGGGTGTACGGAAAGCCAAAGGAGACGGCAGATGTTAATCAAACGGTGCAGGGCGAAATTAAAATCACATTAGACTTAGGATGACAGCATTAGAATTATACGACCACGAATTGAACCGACACTTTTCGTATTTTATCGCAGGTGCAATCACGCTGCAACAATTCAAAGCGGCAATGGCAGAAACATTTGAACGCTGCAAAAAACTTGAAAAATATGAAAGTACGGGCTCAGCATAGACACCTCACACGCCACCGGGCAAATGTGAAACTAAAACTCAGGTTTCAATATGTGCAAATAGTTAGCCCCCTTATTCGCATGATTATGGCCGACATTAAGAATATCAAAAAATGAAGATACTCGCACTTTGGGAAGGAATGGGGGGTGTGGAATACCACCGCCTTTACTCACCCCTAAAATACCTGCAAATTACACACCCAGAATTGGAAGTCGACATTTGCCATGACATAAACGAGAAAGGCACTCCGAACCTTACGCAATACGATTTGGTGGTGTTTAACCGCTACATCGGCAAACGCCACTATGATGTGTTGGTACATCTTGCCAAACACAATATCCCCTATGTGATTGATGTTGACGATTACTGGCGGCTGCCGAAGTTTCACCACGCATACCGCTGGGCAAAACAAAACGACCTCAAAGGGGCGGTGCAGGATGCCATACATTACGCTGCCGGGGTTACTGTAACCACCGACACGCTGGCAAATGAAGTGCGGCAAATCAACTCAAATGTGTGTGTGCTGCCCAACGCTTTGAACCTCACTGACGAACAATGGCTGGGCGAAAAAACGCAATCGGATAAAATCAGGTTCGGCTGGGTTGGTGGGCTTACTCATGCCAACGATATTCAGATCATAAGCGATGCGATAGCTTATATGTGCGACACTTACCCCGAGCAAGTGGAGTTCTACCTATGCGGATATCAACCGCATCACCTTTGGCAGTCTATTTTGTATCGGTTCAATGGAAGTGCGGACAAGGTACGGGAGCAGGTGAAGGTTAGCGGCTCGCAGCAGGTGAATGAATATGGCTTGTTTTACCGATTGTTTGATGTGGCACTCGCACCCCTCGAAGACATCAAGTGGAATAACTGCAAATCAGAACTGAAAGTCATTGAGGCCGGGGCGTATGCCTTGCCAGTCGTTGCCAGTTATGTGAAGCCATACAGCACAATGGAAGCCAACCCCGGAATAATGTATGCAGGAAACACAACCGAAAGCTGGGTGAAGGCAATGACTAAATCAATGGACACACTCAAAGAGGCAAGGGGTGAAGCGAACCGGATATACTGCAACACCCACCATAACTTTGAAGCCATAAACCTGAACCGATTAGAATTTTACAAGCAGTGCATATCAGGTACACACGCCCGTTCGTAACCGATTACCAACGGGCGATATTAGACAGCCCTTCAAGGTACACCGTAACCGCTGCCGCCACCAAAGTAGGCAAGACAGCCAGCCATATTATTTGGCTGTTTGAGCAGGCGTTGACCTTAAAAGAAAATCAATCTGTGTGGTGGGTGGCTCCGGTGTATCAGCAGGCAGAAATCGCATTTAATCGTATGCGAACTCAGGTAACCGACAAGGGCTTTTTTAAGGTCAATGAAAGCAAGTTGCGATTGACTACACCAACTGGTGGTATAATTCAATTCAAGTCGGCAGAAAAGCCGGATAATCTATATGGAGACGATGTATTTGCAGCCGTGTTTGACGAGTTCACAAGGGCGCGAGAAGAGGCGTGGTTCGCACTCCGTTCCACACTTACCAAAACTCAGGGCAAATGTAAGTTGATCGGGAATGTAAAGGGCAAAAAGAATTGGGGTTACAAGTTAAGTGAACGGGCAAAGGCAGGTGAACCGGGGTATCAGTTTTACAAGATAACCGCTTATGACGGGGTGGACGCTGGGATATTAGACTTGGCCGAAATTGAGCAGGCAAAACGCGACCTGCCACAGCACATATTTTCAGAATTGTATTTGGCCGAACCAACCGAGGATGGCAGCAACCCGTTTGGGTTGAGCTACATTGACCGCTGCATCAAACCGCTATCGACCGCCCCTGCTGAATGGTACGGCATCGACCTTGCAAAATACACGGATTGGACGGTAATTATTGGGCTTGATAAAGACTACAATGTATGCCACTTTGAACGCTTCCAAAAGGATTGGGCGCAGACTGAGCAGCATATTATCGAACTCGTAGGCACAACTCCGTGTGCGATTGACAGCACGGGCGTAGGCGACCCGATTGTGGAGAAGATACAAAAACGCTGCCCTCGGGTTATCGGGGTGAAGTTCACCTCACAATCTAAACAACAAATGATGGAACAATTAACCGCTGATGTTCACGCTGCTGCCATAGGTTTCCCTGAGGGAGTAATCGCAGATGAGATGCGGAACTTTGAATTTGAACACACGGCAACGGGTATGCGATATTCTGCGCCATCAGGGTTGCATGATGATGCGGTGTGCGCCTTGGCACTTGCCCGGCACTGCTGCCAAAAGAATAAGAAAGGTGTTTTTTATGTTATCTAAAATAGTGCTTACCATAGCCATATACGAAATAATCAAAAGCATAGCCATACATTTGTGGTATAAGATAGTAAAATGAAACTACCTAAGAATTGGGAACAAATCACAATAGGTCAATTTCAGCAGCTGCAAAAGTTGACTGAGCCGACCTTTGATAACCAAATCAAGACGCTGGCCGTTTTGAGCAATTACACCCAAGAGGAAATCGAGGACTTGCCCGTGTACAAGGTAGCGGATGCGGTTGCTAAATTGTCATTTATGGCCGAGTTACCCAAGCCAAAACACATCACCGGATTTTGGTGCGGAAATTATGTCTATAAATTCGCGGCAAACCAGCATCAGTTAACGGCTGGGCAGTTCATAACTATTCAGGATTTAATTCAGTCCGGGAATTGGATTGACAACCTGCATAAGATTATGGCAGCCTTGTGTGTGCCGTATCGCGTTATGTGGCCAAAGCGATGCGAACTGAAAGCACAAGACTTTGACCGAGTTGCGGAGTTGTTAAAAAACAAAATGCCTATCTCGTTGGCATACGCCTACACGCTTTTTTTTTCGACTTGCTGGCCGGCATTACAAGACGCTATCCTTCATTATTTAAAGGAGGAGGCGGAGATGATGAAAGCGACACTCGAAGGCAAGACCGAGCCGGGTTGATATGGCTAAAAACGGTGGACAAGTTGGCACGGGGCGACCGGGCGAAGTATGACTACTTTTTAAAAATGGGTATCATTGAGTTTCTGAACTCTTGTTCCTTTGAACACGAAAGAGGCAGGGCAAGGGGTGAAAGACTTAACCAAGCCAGCAGCGACGCGAAAAGGGCTAAGGATATCAATGTTTATATGGTGGCACTTTTGCAAGAACTTTTGGATTAGGTACATTTAAAAGTGTGAGCATATCAAAAGCGCAATTAGATGCAATCAACCGGGGGGCGTTGGCTAACATCGGCAAGAACGCAAACGACCCTGATTTAAAGAGTGGCAGTCTGCTTGACCAGTTATTGATTGGATGTGCTGAAAGGCTCACCGAAGAACTACGCAATAAATTAACCGAAAAAGAACTTGTTGCCACCCAAAATTTGCGCAGCAGCATAGATGCCAGTGAGGTTTTTCAGATTGCCAATGGTGTCGCAGTGAATATCAAAATGGCAGACTATTGGGAAAATGTTGACAAAGGACAGAAACCCGGCACTATTGTAAGTGTTAAATCACTTGAAGAATGGATAAATCGCAAAGCAAGTGTTAAAAAATCAGTAAGGCCGCGACCCGGTCAATCTATGCAAGAAGCTGTAACTTCTTTTGCGGTTGCTATTGCTGCCAAAATAAAAGAAAAGGGAACGATTAAAAGGTTCGGGTATAAGGGCGCAAACTTTGTTCAAGAGGTATTATCTCCCCAAAACATTGATGCAATCGCCCAGCATTTATCTGACGCATTCGGGCAGCGCATTTTGATTTCGGTAAAACTCGAAGAACGCAAACCTGCTTAACCTTACACCGCTACCGAGGTAAGTACATTTTGTTATGTGGCGATAACCATTGAAAACGAACCGGGCGACATCACCCCGGTTTACTCCGACATAACCTACACACTGAGCAGCAACAACTCAGGGCAGACCAATTTCAAATTCGTTGCCGTTGTCAAAAATGCGGCTGGCACTATCTTGGCCAAACTCAAAGCACCCGTTTATACTGGCACTTCATACGGGGTTTTTAACATTTCCCGGATATTGCAAAACTATGTAACCTTTGACTTCAATCAGGCAACGACAATTCCGGCCAAATGCAGCAACTCATTTCTTGCCTACTCAGTTGAGTTTGGCGAAGAGTACGGAGGCACTGAATATCTGAACTTAACCAGCGACACGGGTAAGTACACTTGGAACGGGTTATTTTCCAAATGGGAAAGTGAAGCCGTGACTGATTACGAGATAGCAATCCCCAGCAGTCGCAAGTTTTTAACCACCGTCCGCAGCCGCAGGGTTACCCGTACTCAATATGACTACCTTTATTTTTTGAGGGGTGCGGCCACGGGTGTAGATGAAGTGGAAGTGAAAGCCTACAATGCGGCAGGGGTTGCCACCACATCGGTAATTGACCAGACCTTTAACACCACGGCCAAAGATGAATACTTGCTCAGAATGGCAGCAGGGGTTGTAAACCTCAATCAAATATCCGCAGCAAGTTTAATCAGTGGCACGGCTGGTTCGGTTGTTCCGGTCGGGACTGTCTATTATACAATACAGCTGAAACAAAGTATCGGGAATGACCCTTGCAGTGAGGCCTATCGGTTTGATGTGATTGAGGAGTGCAGCAAGTACACACCACGTGTATTGTATTTTCTCAATCGCCTTGGCGGCTTTGAAACACTGCGATGTTCAATGCTGAACCGCGACACATTTGAAGTACAACGAAAGCAATTAAAACGCAATACCTATGACTTTACCGGGACGCAATACGGACGCGACAC